GAGATGCCGTTATGCACCTGCCGCGAGGCCATATCGACGCCTTGCGGCATGATAAGGTCAGCGGTGGCGAAGGTGATGGCGTCACGGTGATAGGCAAGGTTCTGCGGGTACTGCGACGCAGCCGAGCCCAGCATCGTGATGTCAGCGTTGTCGGCCGGGAAGGCGGTGACGGTGGCCAACGGGTGCGAGGCGGTGTACAACGCCGGAGAAAACCACAGAGTACAGGACGAAGTGCCCGTCAGATCCTCAGTCACCACGAACTGCTGAAGCGAGCCAGTCGATTCGCGGGTCTGCGGGTTGACGGAGTACACGCCTTCCATCGTGAACACGTCACCCACTTTCCAGGTCTTGGAAGAACCCGTAAAGGTGATGGCCAGTTGAGACGTGCCCTCGACGGTCGTGGTGCCGTCAACTTCAATGGCCGTACCCCAGTCGCCCGTGGTGTGGACCTTCATCGACTGCGACATGGCCAGTTCCTCAAAGCCGAGGATGCCTTCGCCCATCAGGCCAGACTTGAACTGACGGGAGATGGTGCTGACCGGGTTGAACAGGCCCTTCATACCTTCCACCAGACCGGCGTTCGCGGCCGGGTTGACGGTCAGGTAACGGGGGCTGGCAACCGCCGCCGACTCGTTCATCTTCTGCTGAGCCTGGAGCAGGACCAGCGAGGTCGCGGGCGTGGTGCCCGGCGTGCCGACCGAGTGGAAGATGCCCTTGTAGGCGTTGGCGACGTCGGCGTCGATGCTGGCCGCAAGCTGAGAGATCCTGGGCTTCAGCACGCGCTCGGCGAAGTCGTCGAGGGACATCGTAAGCTCAGCGGTCGTGAAGTTCACGCCGATGTGCTTCTGGCTCTCGACGGTCAGGGTGACTTGCTGCTGGCTGACGTCCTGCACTTGCAGGGCGGCACCGTCAGTCACCAGAGAGCGGTCCGGCAGGCGGATACGCAGGCTGGAGCCGATCTTGGCACCTTCGATGGCGAAGCTGTCATCGTAAGCGCGGTTGACGTTGCGGGTGATCACGAGGTTGTTCTCCAGAATCTCCAGAGCCTTCCTCGTGATCATGTCGATTGTAAGCAATGAATTCGACACGTTTTTTTCCTTTCAAAAAGTTAGCGTGCGCGTTGCTTGGCTTCCCACGCCTTGATCTGGCGCAGGCGCTCCTGCTCGATCCACTGGCTCGTCGTCAGCGTTTTCAGCGAACGCGGGTCCGTGGTGTCGTAAGCCGGAGCGCCGTTCGCCCGTGCGCTAACAGGCGCAATCGGCGGGGGCGCGTTCGTTGTCTTCTTGACCGGCGGGTTGTCAGCCAACTTGGCTTCGATCTTGCCGATCTCCCGAGCCTGCAACAGCGGCGAGAGTTTGGAGATACGCTCAGCCTCTTTCGGATTGGAGCCGAGGTGATACGCAATCTCGGGGCCAATCTCGGAAGACTGGATCGTTTCGGCCATCACGTTGGAGATGGGCAGACGGGTGTTGTAAACAACTTGTTCAAAGTCGTCGTACCGCTCCCGAGCCTTTTCTTCCCGTTCGTGATAGGCATCCAGCAAGGCCAGACGCTGCCGTTCCGCTTCCTGTTGTTGAAGAAGCTCTTGAGCCTTCTTCGCCGCCAACGCTTCCGCGTAGGCTTCCACAGACGGGAATTCGTCTGCGGGCGGCACTTCAACAGGGGCGGCGGCGGGCTTCTGCGCCTGCTGGCGTTCCCACTTTCGCTGCTCTCTTGCAAGTCGTTTGGCTACGATGGCATCGAGTTCTTCTTGAGTGAAGGTCTTAGCCGTCTCAGCCGCATGTTCTTCCGGCGCAACTTCATCAGCAACAGGCGCAGCCGTTACGTCCTGTTCTGGCACGGCTTCCGCCGCTGGCACTTCCATTTCTTCGGACATCTTGATTCCTGAGAATCCCTGGCCTACCGGACCAGTGCGGTCAAACTGTCAGTGCCGCCACCTTCGCCTGGAACGCCTTCACTCGGGCGTCGAGGTCCGCACGGTCGCGGTCGAGTTGCTGTTGCAGGGCCTGCAGATTAGCAGCCTGCTTGGTCAGGGCCTCCTCGCGGGTGGCCAGCACTTTGTCTTTCTGCGCAACCGCCGCAGCGTGCGCAGCGGCTTGCTTGTCCAGTTCAGCGGCGCGAGCGGTCAGTTCCTTCTCGCGGGCGTCCTGCGCCTTCTTTTTGGCGGACGCCTCAGCCGCGTCGGCTTTGGCTTCAGCCTTCAGTTGCGCGGCTTCGGCCTTGGCTTCGTCTAGTTCTTTCTTGGCCTGCTCTTTCATCTCGGCGGTTTCTTTGACCGCATCGATGGTGCCTTGACGCAACGCTAGCTCATCGCGCAATGCGGCCAGCCGAGCCAGATCCTGCGGCAGTTGGTCGGTGAAATACTTGACGTAGTCCACCGGAGCCATGTCGTTGAATGTGGTGGGCATGTCGGCCTCAGACGTAGTAAGAGATGTTGAGCTTGCCGCCGCCAACCTGCTCAATGAATTGAATCTTGGACAGATCGCCGTCGTATTGCAGCGTCACGCCAGCCGCCAGCGGCATTCCAACAGATGCGGTCGGCGCCACACCATCATCGCGCCAGCGCACCGCTTGCGTTTCTGCCACGATCAGTGCCAGCGTCGGCTTGGCGTTCAGACCGTTCTTGTCGGTCGTCGGCACGGTCAGCCCCGTGGCCGAACTCAGCGAGGTAATCTGCTGGTAGCCCAGGCAGGAGGTAATTGCTTTAACGGCGGTGGACATGGGTCACATTCTCCAGCGTTCGGTCAGGGAACGCAGTGTAATGATTCTATCAGTAACCTCTTCAACAGGTGCGCCACTCCAGACCAGACCAACGGGCAGGCCGGATAGAGTATACACCCCTGTGTCAAGAGGGAAACTAAGTGCAGAGCTAAAAGTTACGTCATTGCCGGTCAGCGCGTAACTACCAGCGTCTAGCGACAGGTTGCGGTTCGACGCTAGCGTCGGGTCTAGCCCGGTAATGCTGTAACTGCCAGCGTCCAGCGTCAGGCTGTACGCGACCGTGCCTGCGCTGTAGACCAGCGTTACATCGTTGCCTGTGACACTGTAAGCGCCAGCGTCAAGCGCGAGGCTGCGGGCCGACGTGAGCGTCGGGTCGTAGCCTGTGACGCTGTAGCTACCAGCGTCTAGCGTCAGGCTGTAGGCTGTGGTGCCAGCGGCGGGCAGGCCCGCCCACGGCAATTCAGCCCACGGCGCTGCCGCCCATGTCACTCAGGCCACCCGCCAATGGTCAGTTGCTCGACCGCCTCGACGGTGGTGCAGTTGTCCACATCGGCTTCCAGCAGGTCGCTGCGAGCGCGGGTGGCTTTGATCCACGCCCAGACGGCCTGGATCTTCTGCGCTTCCGGGCCGGTGGTCTGGCCGAGGCTCACCAGCTCGACGGCGCGGGCGGTCAGATTGGCCTGCATCCACTCGGGGTAGCGGGCGAGGATCTGAGCGCGCGCGGTGGCTTTGATCTCGGTGCGCTTGGCGGCTTTGGCTGCGGGCAGCGCGGCGGCGGCGATCTCGGCGTCGGTGGGGCGAGGTTTGGCGGACAGCCATTGAACGTATTCATTGCCAGCATCATCGAGCGCGATGAAATCAACGTCCAACTCATATCCCATAAATTGCAAATTAGCGGCCAGCCTCATGGCAACTGCTCCAGCACACAGAATGTTGAATCAAGTGATAACCCTTTGCTGCCCTCCTGCGACCGGTACCTAAATTGCAAATAATTTCCCGCCGTTTGACCTGCAGCGCCTGCGTAACTAAATTGCGGCTGTGCTGTAGCGCCCACAGCGATTTGCTGAATTGCAAATGTCGTTGTTCCGTTCCATATAGCCACGGTAAAAAAATTGGCCGCCGTAATATTATTAACCGGAAAAGCGCGGCCAAAAATTGCTACCGTTCCGTCTCGGCGAAAATTAAATTTGCTGTCCGCCGTTGTTCCCGCGGCGCCTACATTTACGTCAGCCGTCCAAACCCCAGAGCGATCTGTCGGAATTACCAGTGTTGCTGGCGCTTCCGTGGTATTTGTGGCGGTTGTTAAGCGGAAAACCATCTTGCACGGTATCCGCCCGTCATATTCCACCACCCACGCGGAATTTGCCGTCACGCACCGGAATATCACCACCTCGCCAGTGATGAACA